TGAGCTTACACGAATAAGTAAGTGTAAGAACTAAAGGATAAAAAGCCTTTAGGATAACAAAACTGAAGGAACAGGCGGCAAGTATTACTATTGCAAAGATTGAAGAATTATGCACCCTTATACCTCCGTTGAATAATGAAATCAACTGGGATAGAGGTGTATCTAAGAAATCAAAAGATGATGTAAAATACGTATTTAAGAATGGTTCTACTATTGACATTTTAGCAGCGCGTCAGAGTTCGAGAGGACAACGTAGGACTGGGGGTCTGATGGAAGAGTGTGTCCTTATTGATGGTGATATTCTTAATGAAGTTATTATTCCTACTACTAACGTTAATAGACTTTTACCAGATGGTACAAGACATAATGAAGAAGTTGTAAATAAATCTCAAGTATATATAACAACAGCTGGATGGAAGAATTCGTTCGCTTATAACAAGCTGGTTGAGCTTTTGATTCAGAGTATCATCGAGCCGGACCAGGCTATGATTATGGGCGGAACTTACGAGACCCCTGTCAAAGAAGGTCTTTTAGATGAAGATTTCGTAGACCAGCTTAAATTACAGGGTACATACAATGATGATTCATTTGATCGTGAATATCGAAGTATCTGGTCCGGAGATGTTGAGAATGCATTTTATTCTGCTGAAAAGTTTGATAAACACAGAGTATTGAATCAACCTGAGTATGAATATAGCGGAAGGTCGTCAAAAACAGCCTATTATGTACTTGGTGTCGATGTGGGCAGGATTGGCTGTACGACTGAGGTTTGCGTTTGGAAAAGCACCCCACAACCGCAAGGAGCAGATTTAAAAACTTTGGTTAATATTTACACTTATGAAGCAGAAGACTTTGAAGTACAAGCGATTAATTTAAAAAAATTATACTACAAGTATAAAGCAAGAATAATTTCAATTGATGCCAATGGATTAGGTATTGGTCTTATTGACTTTATGACGAAGGGGCAAGTAGATCCAGAAACTGGAGATAGTCTGCCGCCATTCGGAGTAGAAGGTGGAACCGCAGAAGATACTACAGAACTTTATAAGAAAATAAAAGGCCCAGGTGTAGAAGAAAATGCCATGTATCTAATTAAAGCTAATGCTCCTATTAATACAGAAGCCTATTCTTATGCTCAGACTCAAATGTCGAGTGGTAAAGTCAAGTTCTTAATAGATGAGTCTGCCGCGAAAGCTAAGTTAATACAGACAAAAGTTGGGCAGAATATGAACGCTGACCAGAGAAATGAATATCTTCGTCCTTTTGTTCTTACTTCTGTTCTAAAGGCACAGATGTTGAATCTTGTGGAGGAGAATGAAGGTGTTAATATTCTTCTTAAACAAAGTAATAAAAGTATTAAAAAGGATAAATTCTCTGCTTTTGTATATGGACTTTTATATATTAAGAAGGAAGAAGAGCGAAAACGAAAACGTAAGAAGTTTAATATAGCAGATATGATGTTCTTTTCATAAAATTTTTGGACAGACTAGGTAAAAGAGAATTATAAAAATTTTATTATATTTAGTGAAGGTAACAAAAGAATAGTTAATTTTTTGAGATAATGCTCTCGCCTCCACGAGAGCAAGCTTCATTAATTTTATATTTAAGCATGTTGTGTAGGAGAACAACAAACTGCGGGAGTCTCTCCTATCACAGGTGAAAGACTAGAATGGTCTTTCATGAAGGGGGTGAGTAAATGAGATCTTCCAGAGGAGAAATAAAAATTGAAGATATTTTAAATGCAGCTGGATTAAATTTTAAAGAAGAGTATAGTTTTTCAGATTTAATCGCTGAAAGTGGAAGACCTCTTTAGCCGCTAAGATTTGATTTTGCAGTTTTTGATGATGATGGAAATCTTGATTTTTTAATTGAATTTCAAGGTATTCAACATTATGAGGCTAAGTCAAAATTTGGCGGAGCGCGAGGTTTGTACCAGCAAAAACATAATGATGCCAAAAAGAAGAGGTATTGTGCAGAGCATGGTATTACATTGATTTGCATTCCCTATTGGGATGAAGCGATAATGGATTATGATTATATTATGAAGGCTGCAGGATACTAAAAACTAAATTATTAAACATTAAATTAGTGAAATTTGACATTGAACTAAATTTTTGTTATAATATTTAATAGGAAGAGTAATAGGAGGTGTCTCATTGCGTAATCGACTTGAAGAAATCCACTCAAAGGGTTTTAATATCATTGCAGGACAACAAGATGCCGACTTTAGTCGACCTACTGGTTATCAAGGGTTGCCGCCGGTTGATTTTAATAAAATCAAAGTTGGTGCAAAAACTCTTGATGATGCCATTCTTAAATTAGGAGCGCTAAGAAAAACTAATCCTAGATTAGCAGACAAAGGCACTGTACTTAAAGCTATTGATAATTATGATTTAAAAACAATGCGAGAAGTAAGCAATTTCTTTTATAGAATTAGCGGTATTTATGCTCGTATTGTAAGATATATGGCTTTTATGTATAGATACGATTGGTTCGTTACTCCATATGTGATTGACGATAAAGCAACGAAGAAGGATAAATTATTAAAAGGTTTTTACGACTCAATTACAACACTTGATAAGTTTGGGGTAAAGAAAACCTTTGGTGAAATTGCTCTTGATGTCTTACTTAATGGCGCTTACTATGGATACAAGGTTGAAACAGTAGATGGTGTTGTTTTACAACAACTCCCTGTTGATTATTGTAGAAGTAGATTTAATTATGGGAAAAAGCCAGCGGTTGAGTTCAACATGAAGTACTTTGATGACCAATTTAGAGATACTACTCAAAAAATGAGAGTGTTAAAATTATTCCCTGCTGAATTCTCTAAAGGTTATATGTTATACAAACAAGGTAAGTTACCACCAGAATTTACTGGTGACACTTCAGGTTGGTATCTCCTGGACCCTAAGCAGACAGTTAAGTTTACCGCAAATGGTGAAGATTACCCAGCTTTTATTTCTGTTATTCCTCTTATAATTGATTTGGATGAGGCACAAGCTTTAGACAAGAAAAAGACTATGCAAAGATTACTCAAGATAGTTGTGCAAAAAATGCCGCTAGATAAAAATGGTGAATTAATATTTGATGTTGAAGAAGCGCAGCAATTACACAATAATGCAGTTCAAATGCTTAGTCGAGCAATTGGTGTTGATGTATTAACTACTTTCGCAGATGTTGAAGTAGAAGATATGGATGCGTCTAAAGCGGATTCTCAGGCCGATGATTTAGCGAGAGTAGAACGTCAGTTATATAATGAGGCTGGTGTATCTCAAATGCAATTTAATACCGATGGTAACATTGCATTGGAAAAATCAATTTTGAATGACGAAGCAACTATGTATAATATGTTACTTCAATTTGAAGAATTTTTAAATGAATTAATTCTTCCATTCAATAATAAGAAAAAGGTAGAATATAAAGTTCAACTTTTGACTACTACAATTTATAATTATAAAGAATTAGCTAAGCTTTATAAAGAGCAGACTCAACTTGGTTATTCTAAGTTCTTACCGCAGATTGCGTTAGGTCAGAGTCAAAGCAGTATTTTAGCCAATGCGTTCTTTGAAAACGATATTTTAGATTTAGTTAATGTATTTATTCCTCCGCTTATGAGTTCAACTATGAATGGTGATACTCTAAACAGTATTACAGGTAAGGCGGGAAGCGGGAATCCTCAATCGAAAGTAAGTTCTGACAGCGAGGGCGCCGGCCGCAAGGAATTAGCAGATGACCAAAAATCAGAGAAAACAATCAAAAATAGAGAATCAATGAGTTAAGGAGGACTACGATGAGTGGTGTTAGTATAGCTACTATAAAGTCTCCTGAGTTTATCAACATAACTTCAATTAGTCCTCTAATTTCAAAGTGCGAAGTCAAGGTTTTATATCTTGGCGAAAACCGCAATCGTAGTTACATTACTAAAGAAGTAGCTATGGATATGGCTCAAACTCTTCCTGGCACACCTATTGTTGGATATTACAGCGATAAAAAGGAAGATTTTGGTGACCATGGAGACCAAATGATTATTGATGGAGATGGGTTAAGATTTAATTGTTTAACTAAGCCATATGGTTTTGTAGACATCAATACAAAAGTTTGGTTCAAAGAATTTGAGGATACCGATGAATTCGGGAATAAGGTACTCCGTGAGTACCTCATGTGTGAAGGTTATTTATGGACAGAACAATATGAAGAAGCTAAGAAAATCATAAATGAAGGCCGTCCACATTCAATGGAACTTGATGAAAAAACATTAAAGGGCCATTGGTCAACAGACAAAAATCGCGGTATCGAATTTTTTATAATAAATGACGCGATATTTTCTAAGTTGTGTATTTTAGGAGAAGACGTAGAACCTTGCTTTGAAGGTTCTTCAGTAACAGCTCCAGAAGTAAGTTCTAGCTTTACGTTAAAAGCAAATGAATTTACATCTACTCTATTCAGTATGATGCAAGATTTGAAAGAGCTTACTTTTTCATTAAAGGAACAAGGAGGAAATTCAATGGTAACTTTGGACAACGATGTTCAGGCTCCTGAGAATAATGCTCCTGCTACACAGATGACTATGGAGAATTCTACTCCAGAAACACCTGAAGTAGCTCCTGCGGAAGATACTTCTGTTGTTACAGAAAATTCTTTAGCAGAACAGGGCACAAATGAACAACAGGTAAGCACTGAAAATCAAAATAATACAGAGGAGTTCACTAAGACTAAAGAAAAAGATGGCGACAATGAAGAAGACCAGAAAGATGGCGCCAACGATGATAGTCAAGATAATGCCAAGGAAGACGACGAAAAGAAAAAACCTACTAAGAATGAATTAGAGGCTGAAGAAAAATACGCCGCCCTTGAGCAGCAATTTAACGAACTCAATGAAAAATATGCTTCTTTAGAGCAGCAGAACGCAGAATTACTTGCGTTTAAGCAGGCAGTTGAAGACAAAGAGAAAGATGCTCTTATCGCACAGTTCTATATGCTTTCTGATGAGGATAAAAAAGAAGTTATCGACAATAAGTCTAAATATTCTTTAGATGATATTGAAGCAAAACTTTCTGTTATTTGTGTAAGAAAGAAAGTTAATTTTGAAAACAATGATTCTGAGGCGGAACAGAACCCTGCTGTAACCTTTAATCTTCATAGCGTTGAAAGTGAAGACCTTCCCGCTTGGTTAAAGGCAGTAGAAAATCATGGAAACCGCAATAATTAAGGAGGATTAAATATTATGGCATTTACAAGAAATGGCTATGGACAGGTAGAGCCTAATCAGTTATCTGCTCAGAAGACTGGACAGATTTACGCAAGTCTTCCACTTGATACAAATGTAAAGGTTCTTCAAAATGGAGAATTCATGTACTATGATTATGCAAGTGGTAAAGTTGTTGCGGATGATTCTACTGGTATGGCAGAACCTATGCTCGTATTCAACGAAATTAAATTATACGAACCTTTCTGGAGAACATCTTATAAGGATTTCGCAATGATTCGTGTTGGTGACAACTATGTTACATCTCAAGCTGCTACTGCAGGTTATGGGGACGGCGCTGAAACAACTGGCGTTAATGCTTCAGCAACATGGACTGAGGGTGGTGAATCACATACATTAAATGGTCATACAGAATATCCATATCGAATGGATGGTATTGCACCACGTCTTTTAAAGACTAATGTTGGTGATATTTATACAACAAATATGGTAAAGATACTTACAGGTAATAATGTTTATGCTGTCGGTGATACACTTCAGCCAAAGAAAAATACAGACACTAAGACTCTCCAGTTAGAAAAAGTAACTGCAGCACAAGGTGAGACTCTTACAGGTATGGTTTGGGTAGTTGTAAAGGTTTATACAATGCCTGATGGACAGCCTGGTCTTAAGCTTCAGAGAGTACAGTAGGAATAGAGGAGGAAAATTAAAATGGCATTACAGTATAATGATATGCTCAAGTTAGCGAAGACTGTAGCTCATGCTAATTCTTCTGCTCCTGTTGCTTACAGCTTTGGAGATAAGAAATTTAGCTATGCTGAATTACAGGAAACTCTTCGTGATGAGTTTAAGGAGATTGCTGGTACTTATTCTCTTTACAGAGAAAATAAGAATACAGTATTTAGTTTAATGGAAGAGACTATTGATGATGTGCTTCCTGCACGTGTTATGGAAAGCTACTCTCAGTTTGCTGAGATTAAGACTTTTAACCAAGGTGACAAGCCTATCTTCACTCAGAAGATCACTCAGGCTTCACGTAGACGTGCTAAGCAGTTTATCGGTAAAGTAGGTCTCGCTGGTTTATATGAAGTATTCAAGCTTGATGGACAGAGCTATGAAGTTGCTACTAACGCTGTTGGTGGTGCTGCTCAGATTGGTTTCGAGGAATGGCTCGATGGTCGTGTAGACTTCGCAGAAGTTCTTGACGTCGTTCTTGAAGGTCTTGATGCTTGTATCTATGTTGAGATTGAAAAACAGCTTCGCGGTGCTATTAACAACATCCAGGCTGCAAACAAGAGTTCTCAGACTACTTTTGTCGAGAAGGAAATGGATAGACTTATTGGTATTGCTGATGCTTATGGTAGTGGTAAGTCAACTATCTATTGTACATTTGAGTTTGCTGCAACTATCGTTCCTGACTCTGGTTGGGTTTCTGATGAATTGAGAAATCAGAGATGGGACAATGGTTATCTCGCTAGTTATAAGGGACATTCAGTTGTTGTTCTTCCTCAGTCTTATGAAGATGAAACAAACACTGTTAAGGTAATTGATCCTTCATTTGCTTATATCATCCCTACAGGCGCAGAGAAGCCAGTTAAGATTGCTCTTGAAGGCGGCACAATTGTTGATGAATATAACAACTATGATCGTTCTCGTGAGATTCAGATTTATAAGAAGGTCGGAGTTCGTGCCGTATTCTCTAACGCAATCTGCGTATATCAGAATACAAGTCTTAAGAGAGCTGTAAACTTACCTGTTACAGCTTAAGCTGATTTAGAGGTATAGATAAAAGAATATGGGGAAGATAAAAGGAAGATATTTTATCTTCCCCAATCTTTTTATATAATGAGATAAAAGGAGTAAAAATTTATGGATGGAAAAGAATTAATTTCAGTACGAAATAGAAATAATGGTTTTACAGGGTATTCAATTCCCGATCGTGGTATCTGGAGAAATTTCGCGCCAGGCGAAACAAAAAGAATTCCCTTAGAAGAATTACAGCAGTTACAGTATCAACCAGGCGGTGATTATACTCTCAATGACTTATTTGTAGTTGAAAGTCAGTCAGCTCTTGAATATTTGAATATGAAAGTTGAGCCTGAATATAATTATACAGAAAATGATATTCGTAATTTACTATTAAGTGGAACAATGGACCAGTTAAGAGATTTCTTAGATTTCGCTCCAGAGGGCGCTATTGAACTTTGTAAAGATATTGCAGTTAAGGAAGAAATTCCTGATATTAGAAAACGTGATATTATCACAGAAGTAACTGGTTTTAATATAAATAATGCTATTAATGTAAATCATATTATGAACGCGGAAGATGAGCAGAAAGAAGTCGCTAAGAAAGAAAGAAGAGTTAAGACAGAAAATTCTACTCCTGCAACAGAAGGGAAAACACGTCGTACAGCTCCAATTCAGACACAGCCAGTCGCTCCGGTTCCTCAATATAAAGTGGTTAACAAAAATAAGTAAAAGAAAGTGGGGTAAGGTATGGGCGAATTAACAGAGATGAAAAGAGATCCAAATAACCCAACCTCATTTTGTACTATATATGATGCATTTTTTACACACATCACAGATGATATGTTTACAGATTTAGAATTTACTGAAGAAGATACTTTCTTGATGTTACAGGATTTATTATTAAATAATCTTTCGAGATTTGAATTTCCTCGTTTCGACTTGTTCGATTATGAGGAAGGTGCCTGGGGGTATTTAGGAGAGTACTGCGGGGTAGAAAGTGATGGTAAAGAAGTTGCCGCCTACGGATGGGTAGGCGGCACTTTTAATATCGAACTTACAAGAGAAGAGATTGATATTATTGCATTAAATATGGTTATAGGATGGTTAGGTCAACAGCTTGATACTACAGAGAATACCCGCTTAAAGTATTCTGGTAGTGATTTTAAATTTACTTCTCAAGCTAATCATATGGCAAAACTAAAAGTTTTAATCGATGCACACAAGTCAGATTGTTTGCATTTACAAAGACTTTACAAAAGAAGAATAAGAATGTCTAATGGGGAAATCCAGTCTACCATGGCATCGATTATAAGCGAGCCAACTTATGGTTTTAAAATACAATATAGAGATTGATAATAATGCGGTTTGCGATAATCTCGACCGCATTATTAATCAAGTTTTTAAATTACTTCCTTTTCGAGAAGAGGGCGGTGACTGGGAAACACCTCTTCATAATTTAATTTTGGAAGTAGGCGGAATGAGTAAAATGTTAAAATGCGACCAAACAATTTTATTCTCATTACTTTGCAAAATGGAGGCTTTAACAACTCTTACGAACACAGAAGATTATCTTGCTTTCAGAAAATTAATCTTTGAGTGTTTAGGTTTGTTAAAGCAGTTAAAATCATGTCTGGTTTAGACAGAATGAAGAAAAGAGTGGGGTATCTTGGATATGATAGGGCGGATGGTCGTAACGTCGCAGGTAAATACAAAAGTTTCCAAGGTGCCTTGCGTTCAAGTTATCAGGCTGAATGGATAACACTCGACAAAGGTAAAGAAAAAGAACGTAAGTGGCGTTGTTTAATCAATCCTTCCCGCCTCACAGAAGAATATGATAAAAAAATTTTATCAATTGATTTTGATGCTGGCGTGCAGGAAGGAACTGTATTTTGGTGGGATAGAACAAAAGCATTCTGGATGGTTGATTTACAGCAACATACAGAAGAAGCCTATTTTAGAGGCACTATTACTCGTGCTAATTATGAAATAGATATAGACGGAAATACTTATTGGGCGGTTGGCCGAGGTCCAAATGAGATCTCTACAGAGTGGCAAACTGCGCATCAAATATCCTTTAACAATCTTAATTATTCTTTAGCTTTGAAGGTTATTAAAAATAGTCAGACAATAAAGTTCTTTACTAGACATCAGGTAGTTAAAATCAAATTAGCCTATCCAGATGTAGATACAGGAGAAATTATAGAAGAGTATCATAATTGGAAAGTCGTAGCTACAGATAAATATTCAAGTCAGTCTTTAATTGATGTTTATTTAGATGAATGGAACGATAACCCGATGGAAGATGCTGAGATTAGCCCTGTTCCAGATAAGCCAGATAAAGAGCAGCCTCATATCGAAGGTCCGCGCATTGTATATGGTTATGACACTGATTTATCTTATTCTATTGTTGGATTAACCACTGGTAAATGGGCAGTAAACTCTAATAAAGTAAAAATTAGTTCAACGACGACAACTTCGTGTGTTTTAGAAATTTTGACAGGAAAACCTACAAAGTTTATTTTAACATATCAAAGTGATGATGGCGCTGTAGTAGAACAGGAAATCATAGTTCAGTCGTTTTAAGAGATAAAAGGAGGATATATATATGAGAGGTTCTAAGATGAATGGCTTTGTTGGTAAGTTTCGCTCTTCTTTTCTCTCTTGTGAGAAAGATGCAGAAACAATTATCAAGAAACTGTTTGTAGATAGTAGACCTTATAGTGATGAATTAAAACGCTTGCTTTTAATCAATACTAAAGATTGTTTATTGGAATCTGCTAAAACTAATCCTATTTACAACAAGAAGATTAAAGAAACTTCAATTGCAGACTTAAGAAAACAACAATATATTAAAACAAGTCCTAAGCTAGCAATGGGAGAAAATGAAGATGTTAAATCTTATATCTTGATTACATTCGATAATTTTATTCCTAATCCTGAAAATGACTATTATAGAGATTGTACTATTGAAATTGATATAATTTGTCATACAGATTACTGGGACTTAGAAGGATTTGCTGTAAGACCGCTTAAGATTGCGGGATATATTGATGGTATTTTAAATGATACAAAGTTATCTGGAATTGGAACTTTAAACTTTTTAGGCTGTAATGAAATTGTTCTTAATCAAAATTTATCTGGCTATTGTTTAATGTATAGCGCGACCCACGGTAATGATGACCTTATCGAAGGGGAGTGAAATTAAATGGGGCAGTTAGATGAATTATTATTATTATCGGGAAACGATATTCCATTTAGGATGGGGCGATGTGCAATACACCAACCCCGCCTAAATGAAATTGCTTATATTGGAGAGGAAGCTTTTCATATTGGCTCTCGTTTTCTCTTGTTTAATAAAGATAATCTAAATATGCAGGACAAAAGTGGATTAGAGAATCAAAGCAATTTTAATATATTTATGTCAGTAATGAATAGTGCGGAAAGTGCTAAGCACAAAACTGACGCAATGTTGGTTTTAACCCTTATGTTTCCAAACGCAGAGGTTAAAATAAATAAAGATAAAATACTTCTTCAATTAGAAAATTTCGAGTCAAGTATCAATGAATATAACTTTGACGAATTCCAGGATATAGTTCGTCAAATATTTTGTTTAAATGGTATGGGTGGTGATGAGGGTAGATACAATCCCGCGGATGCCCTAGCCAACAAGATTGCAGAAAAGTTTAAAAAGAGGCAACAGAAACTTGCTAGTATGAAGGGCGAAGAACAGAAAGTAAATTTGTTTAGTCGTTATACTTCTATCTTAGCAGTTGGATTGCAAAAAGATATGAATGAGTTAATGCAATATACTGTTTATCAAATAATGGATGAATTTGAACGTTTTAAATTGAAACAAGATTTTGATATTTACGTTCATGCGAAAATGGCGGGAGCAAAAGATACGGAAGAAGTAAAGAATTGGATGGAAGATATCCATTCCTAATATTTTGCAAAATTTTAAGGAGGAAGTGTGCTATGCCAATAACACCGGAACACAAGGAGATTCTCTTATCTCAGAGTGAGAGTAAAACCTTGCCAGAATGGGTTGAGTTTTTTGGTTCTCAATACAGTAAAAATCAAATATATTCTTTTTGTTATCATAATGGAAAAAGAATAAAAAAAATATCTAAAATAGAAAAAAGTCAAATTCAGAGCCAAAACGGTAGAAAGTGGCATATAAATCAAGATTATTTTAAAACTTGGACACCTAATATGGCTTATATGTTAGGATTCTGGTATGCAGATGGATGTATTTATGGCGGGAAGATGTTTGATATTACAGTACAAAATAAAGATAAATATATCATAAAAAAATTTGCTGAAGAATTAAAGTATGAAGGCCCTATTCAAGATTATGTAGATAGGCAAGCATCAAGAATTAATTTTTGTTGTAAGGTCATTTATGATGATTTAATTAATTTAGGTGGTTCCGAACAAAAAAGTTTGACTTTAACTTTTCCTACTACAATTATTCCCGAAAAGTATTTATCTGATTTTATTAGAGGGTATTTTGATGGAGATGGATGTGTTTGTTTAATAAAAAATAATCGAATAAATACAAGTTTTTGTTGTGGTAGTAAAAAATTTCTAGACGAGTTATTAAGAATCTTAAAAGAAAAAGCTAAGGTAGAAGGTGGCAGTTATGATGCTTCTTCAAGAACAATTCGTTTTGGAAAAAAAGATTCTTTAAAACTTTACTCTTTTATGTATAAAAATAATCCTGAATTATTTTTATTAAGAAAGAGAAATAAATTTCAAAAATTTTTTAATTAAGAAAAATTTAAGGAGGAAAATTAAATATGAAATTTGGTGTGAATAATCTCGCACTAATATACCCTATCCAGCAACCACTGGGGTCATTTAATAAGAGTGGCTATCGGGGAATGCACTTAAAGTGAGAATCCCGAGTCATGGGGCGTTAACGACACCTCGCGATGTAGAGACTAATAATCTTAATAGATTATGTAGGTTTACTATTGGTATGTAAATCGAAATGGGTATATAATTACCTAGAGTAATTATAAGAGATAGTCCATAATATTAATTAAATATTATGAAGAGAAATTTGTGATGTAACCTTCAAAGCAGCAGCTAACAACCAGAAGGTTGGTAACAAAGTTTTCAAGAAGTATCAGCCTGTATTCATGATTGATACAGCTAGAACTTCTAACTTTGAGCAGGCATCTACAACTGTTTATGCACAGGGCGGTAGAGGTTATGCTCGTTTGCTCGCTTGGGAAGGTGAGAAGACAATGACTTTTACTGTAGAAGACGCTCTTATGTCTCCTATGGGTCTTGCAGTTCTTTCTGGCGCTGGTTTAATTAACCATGCTGTTGGTGAGAGTGCACGTGTACACGTTACTCTTGAAAAGACTGTTGGTACTGTCACTGGTGATGCTACTAAAGGTGGTATTGAAATTGAATTAAATGACCTTAAAGAAGAAACAGGTCTTGATAATGCTACAAGCTTTTTAATTTGCGATTGCATTCCTATGTATGCAACTGTTATTGGAGCTGCTGGCAGAGCTGAGGACTTTTTAGAGGTAGATGACATTGCAGAAGCTATTACAGTTACTGCTAATGCTCCTGCAACTCTTAAGGTTCCTGCATCAGCAATCGGTAAGACAGTTATCGTTGATTTCTATCTTGCTATGACAAATAGTGTTCAGACAATTACTATTGGACCTGAAGACTTTGGTGGATACTTCTATGTTGAAGCACAAACATTATTCCGCGATGAAGCAACAGGTAAGGACGTTGCCGCTAACATTACTTTCCCTAAAGTAAAGGTTCAGTCTGGTTTCACATTTACTATGGCGGCTTCTGGTGACCCAAGTACATTCAATTTCACTATGGATGCATTCCCTGGTTACACTATCACAAGATGTGATAAGAAGACAATGTGCGATATTCAGATTCTTAGTATTAGTGGTGAAGAAGATGAGTGCATGGATTGTGATACAACAAAACCTGCAACTGATACACCTACTTTTACAGCGGTTCAGTCAACTAACACTGAAACACCAGGTGAAAGTGGTAACACTGAGAAACCATCTGGAAACTAAAACAAGCATAGCTGAAGACTAATAGTTAAAGTCATTGATTTGACTTAAAATTATAAAAATGCGGGCGGCGGTCGGTTGACTGCCGCCCTATTTTTTATTGAAAGGAGGAGAAGATGGCAAGTAAAACTCCAAATCTTTTTTCTCAATCACGAAGTAAAGATAAACAAATAGAAGCTATTGTAAATGAAGTTGCCGATATTTTTGTAAAAGATAGTCAAAAAATAGTATCTGTTGATATACAAAAATTATTAACTGAGCTTGATAAAATAGGGCAAGAATTTTTATTAATTGAAAAAACCTATATAAATTCTAAAGGTAAAGAAGAAACAATTTATAGTTTCCAACGAGGCAGCATTAAAAAGCGACAGCTATTATTGAAGGGTTATCTTCTTTTACAAAATTTTAGAGCCTATGTTACTGGAAGTTCTGTTGTGAATTATAGATATTATGTAGAGACTAAGGAAGGAACTGTAGCTATGGTTTCTTTATCTGAAGAAGAAATAATACAATATTTAAAGATAACTTCAAGTCATGGAATAGAACAAGGTTTTAATATTTCTACCTCTTTAAATACTTTAGCTAAAAAAATAAAGCACACAGAACAAGAAGAGGCTTTTTTATCAGCGTTTAATAAATTATATACTTCAATAATGGCTAAAGATATGCAACCAGGATATACATATGGTTTTATGGTACATAGTTCCATAATTGAACAATATGGTAGTGAAGTAAATAAAACTCCAACTAATTTATGGAATAAAAAAGGTAGGTATCAGCAGTTTAATAAAGGACACATAATTGAAGGTTTAGATACGTCTTTGTATGAAGCTGGAAGCGATGCTTCAGATGAACAAATTACTTTTAATTATGATTTAACAAAAAAGCTATTTTTTACTAAAAATTTATCTTATGATAGGGTTATCGGTTTTAAAGGCGGAGATAATAGCTATACAAATACCCAAATTAAAGCTAGCGGTGCTGATTTAATGGATTATTATACAATTTTTAATCAAATTAAAAAATTAAAAAATGTTTTAACGATTTCAGATGGAGCGCAATTAAAAAGCATGTTAACTGAAATGTTTATAGACACGACTGGTAAAGCGGTTGATACAACAATAGATGATATTGTTGTTAATAAAATATTAAAAGATATTTCTTTCGTATCAAAAACTTGACAACTAGAAAAATTTTTGTTATACTATAGATAATAGAGATAAAAGGAGGAACTACTATGATAGAGAATGTAGCTTTTAATGACCTTAAAAAAGAACAACCTCTTAAGATTAAGGTAATTAAAATTAATGATAAAGAGATTGAAATTAAACAGTATCTCTCTATTAATGAAAAACTCAAATTAATTACCGCAGTTTTACAGCAGGTAGCTCAGAACGAATATCCTTTTGCTAATCCTGTGCAGATGGATGTTTATACTACTTTGGAAATTGTCTACGCTTATGCTCCAGGGATTGAGTTCTCCGAAGAAGAGAAGGCGGACCCCGCAGCATTATACGATGAAATGGAAAAGTATGACCTTGCGAATATGATAATTTCTGCAATTCCTAAAACTGAATATGAGTTTTTAATAGACGGTATTGAAAAGACTGTCAAGGCTTATTATGCTTACCGCAACTCTGTTAAGGGTATTATCGAAGATGTGACAACTGATTATAAGAACCTTGACTTGGATGCGACTGAGATACAAAAGAAAATAGGAGATCCAGATAATTTAACTCTACTTAAGACTGTTGTTGAGAAGCTTGGTTAAGTCTGGACAAAAATATTTCATCTTTCTCTTGGTAATTTAAAATTATCTTAGAGAGTGAAAAGGATAAACGGCTAGAGTGCTATATCACTCTAGCCGATTTTTTTATTTTTAAAATACGAGAAAAAGGAGACAGGGCATATGGCTAAACAATTAAATGTAAATCTTGCCTTTAATGCAGATACTAGCAAGGTAAAAAGTCAATTAGACGATTTACAAAAACAATTGACCAAGGTTATGGAAACCGCGACAAAAAAAGCTGACGCTTTTGGTATGACCAAAGAGCTACAAGAAGCAACACAAGCCGCAGCTAGCCTTAAAGCTCATTTAGACCAAGCTACGAATGTTAAAACTGGCAAATTAGATTTAGGTCTTTTAAACCAGTCTTTTAAGGATGCAGGCGTATCTTTGGACGATTATAGAGTTAAATTACAAAAGCTTGGTCCAAGTGGAGAGCAAGCTTTTAGTACATTAGCAAATAGTATTCTAAAGGCGGAAGTTCCTTTAAAGCAATCTAATACTATGTTAAAAGAATTTGCCACCACTTTAAAAAATGCTGCAAGATGGCAAATTTCAAGTAGTATAATACATGGCTTTATGGGGTCTTTACAGCATGCTTATGGTTATGCTCAAGATTTAAATGAGTCATTAAACAATATTCGTATTGTAACAGGGCAAAATGTAGACCAGATGACAAAGTTCGCATCTGAAGCTAATAAAGCTGCTAAGGCTTTAAGTACAACCACAACAGAATATACAAATGCGTCATTAATTTATTATCAGCAAGGTTTGTCTGATGAGGAAGTTAAAGAGCGTACAGATGTTACTATTAAGATGGCAAATGTAGCTCGTGAGTCTGCTGAAACTGTTTCAGACCAGATGACTGCTGTATGGAACAACTTCTATGATGGCTCTAAATCACTAGAATATTATGCTGATGCGATGACTGCATTAGGTGCAGCAACTTCATCAAGTACAGACGAAATCGCAGCTGGTTTAAATCAATTTGCTGCAGTTGCTGACACAGTAGGTCTCTCATATGAATACGCTACTGCTGCTTTAACTACTGTTACTGCAACAACTCGTCAGAGCGCAGATGTTGTTGGTACCGCATATAAAACATTATTTGCTCGTATTCAGGGTTTAAATTTAGGAAAGACTCTTGATGATGGTACAGATTTAAATAAATACTCTAAGGCTCTTGAGGCTGTTGGTATTAGTATCAAAGACCAAAATGGTGAATTGAAAGATATGGATGCTATTTTGGACGAAATGGGTTCTAAATGGGGAACCTTAGCTAAAGATCAACAGGTTGCTTTGGCGCAGACTGTAGCGGGCGTCCGCCAGTACTCACAGTTAGTTGCGTTAATGGATAACTGGGACTTCTTCCAAAAGAACTTAAGTACTGTTAATAATTCCGAAGGTGCTTTACAAGAGCAAGCGGATATTTACGCAGAGTCTTGGGAAGCTGCTAGAGACCGTGTTAAAGCCGCTTCTGAAGAAATTTACGCTCAATTACTTAATGATGATTTTTTCATTAAGATGAATGATGGTCTTGCTGGTTTCTTAGGCGGACTAAGTGAAGCTATCAAAGGAATTGGCGGCGTAGAAGGTGCAATTTCTATGCTTGGCAATGTTATATCTAGAGTATATGAAAAAGACATAGCAGATGGCATTGATAAGTTTATATATAATCTACAAGATTCTCAAAAAGTAGCAGAGAATATGCGCGAACAGGCAATGGAATCTATTACTAGAATGACTCAAGATAGTGATTTAGGTACTGTTTATAAGGATTTAGCAGGCCCTCAAGAAGCTTATTTAAGAAATGCTGAAAAGATGTCTGAAATAGAGAGACGTACTGCGGAATATATGTTAAGTCAACATGAAGCTAGAGTACAAGAACTAGCTGATTTAGCTAAACGAAACCAAGAAGCTGAGAAGGTGGTAGAAGAAGAAAAAAACAGAGTAAAAATTCAGCTATCACTAAATGAAGCCACTAAGGAACAGAAAAAAAACGTTAATGACGCTATTGAAGCATATGAAGGAACGAGTAAAATTGTTTATAAAACAAGAGATGCCGTAAAGGAAGCGTTTAAAGCGATAAACAAAGAAGATGGTTCTGGTTTAAATGAAATATCTGAGGCATTCCAAAAAATAGATACAAGTAGTGGTGAGTTTTCTGAAGACATAAACAAAGCTTTTGACATATTGAAATCGGGAAAAGGGAGCGTTGGTCAAGTTGCTGAAGCATTACGTACACTTGATGACGCCTTACTTAGAGCGGGAGAAGCTGGTGGCTTAGATGAACAGGCATTTAATAGGTTGCAAACTGCTTTAACTGAGGCAGGGCTTGGTGAAAAAGTTGTTGCTGATATAATGAACCGCATGACTTCATCTATTGATAATGCGACATATTCAGCAGATAAATTTGCAGAGACCGAAAGAGAAGTAGGGGCAGAATCTAAACAGATGGAAGGCGCTTTTGATAATATTAAAGCAAAAGCGATGACAACGGGAGCGTATGTTACAACACTTGCGCAGACTTTATCTGCTTTAACAATGAGTATAAACACCTTTAAAGGTTTAGCAGATATTTGGACAGAAAAAGATGCAAATCTTGGTGAACAAATATTAGGCACTTTAACTGCCCTTGGAACAGTAATTCCTATGGTGGTTATGTCTTACCGCGCTCTTCATGCAGCACAAATTAAAGTTAATGCGGGTGGTGTAATTGCAAACTTAGCTAATAAAGAATTCATAGCAAGTCTTTTTGGAGTAAGTTTAGGGGCAAAAGATGCTACTGGCAGCATGGTGGCACTCAACCTGTCAACAAAGTCTTTTATCGTTACCAGTTTAGCTCTTGTTGCAGCTGTAGCAGCCATCTCTTTGGCTATCGGAGGCGTGGTAAAAGCCATTCAGTGGGCGAAAGCAAATAGTCCTGAAGGTCGATTAAAGGCTGCAAAAGAGAATGCTAAACAACTTCATGAGGGATTAAACGAAGCAAAACAAGCTGCTACTGATTTAACATCTGCTTTTAATGACTATGATAATGTAGTTACCAAACTTAATGAGTGTACAAAAGGTACTCAAGAGTGGAAGTCCGCTCTCACGGATGTTAATAATACTGTTCTTGAATTACTGCACACTTATCCTCAACTCGCTCAGTACGTTACAAGAACTGATGATGGACAACTTCAAATTAGTGATAAAGGTCGTCAGGCTATGCAGAGCGAAGCAGATAAGGCCGTTACCACCGCTCAAGGAGCAGCAGCTTTTGGAGACCAGATAGTAAGAAATAAAGAAATTAAAGTACAAAGGGAAAATCTCATAAAGAGTATCAGTACGTCAGCTAAAGGAAACTCGCTTAACGTAAGTAGTGTACAAGATGTTCTTGCTCGAGAGGCTATTAAAGGAGTTTTACCAGAGCTTGCAGGAAAAACAGATGCTGAAATGAAAGAAATCCTCTCTAACGCTTTCGCAGAACAAGGCGTGACAAATAGTCACGTTATTGATGATTGGGAGAAGGCAGTCATTAAAGCAAGTGATGATATTAACGACTTATCCGCAGCAATTGATGAGAACACTTTAGCAACAAAAACAGAAAATCAAGCTATTGTAGATAATGTTTTATCTAACAATGATACGATTCAAAAATCTGATTATGCAAAAGATGTTATGTCTGCAGGTGAAAATATGTATGACTCGTTGAAGAACCAAGCTTATTACACGCTCGCAACCAGTGGCTGGGGTACCGAAGGTATTAATAAGAGAACTGGCGTAAATGACGAGGCTAAGCGGGTTTTTGCTGAGTATGCGAAAGCTGCACATATAACTGGCGCGACCTTAACTGATACAGCGGGTATGGATAGTAATCGTACGTTTGTCTATGAAGATGCTGATGGCGAAAAACATACTGTTTCTCTTGAGAATATGAGGAAAGTAAAGGCTGCCGCTGATGCACAAGAAGCATTAGGAAAATCCGCAGAAAAATTAAACGCTACTTTTGTGGAATTAGGTCAAAACGGACAGGCGTATGATCAAGCAATTATAAATATGATTGCACACGGTAATCTTGAAGACTCTACAAAAGGTGAGGTTGATGCTCTTAAGGGTGCCATCGATGAAGCGGGAGGCACTTCTGCATATCTCAATGGTAAATTTGGTGGCGATGATAAAACCTTATCAGATGAAGAAGCACAGGCTCTTGGTTATGGATCAGCTACAAAGATGGTTGAGGCTTTTAGTCAAGGTATTTCTGATTATGATAGTGCAGTTAATGATTTAGGTTCTGATTGGTTAGAGTCTGTTAAGACTGCTTTTGGTAAGATAAATACAGATGAGTTGTCTCTCGCTGAGCAAAAAGCTTTAGGAGATTCACTTAATAAGGCTATGGCTAATGGCGGAGAAGAGGCTATGTCAGCTCTAAATAAGGTTTTTGCGAAAGCCGCAGACAGTGAACAGCTTGGAGCTTTAGCTAAAAATTTAGATAAAGTTGATTGGAATTCTATTGATGAGTCTGGATTAATTGATACATTAGAAGACGCAGGAATTAAAACAGAAGACTTAGATATAGACTTTAAAGAATTGATTAATTCTATGTCTACTGCGGGAGATAAAGCGGAAAGTCTTACAAATACTTATGCATCTATTCATAAGATTATTGATGGACTTAAACAAGGAGACACAATTAGCGCTGAAGACTATAAGGCGTTAGGTGATTCTGCGAAAGGATATTTTACTCAATTATTAGATGGAACTTACAAATTAACAGGTGATGCAAAGAAGTTTTACGAAACAGTTCAAAATGGTTTAATTGAAGATGCCAAAGCAAATATTGATAATCTCCGTGGTCAAACAGATGACATGAAAAAAGTGTCTGGATATGATTATGACAGATTAACCAAAGTTGCGAATAGTCGAAATGATTATAATGAAATTGAGTATGATTTTGACACCATTAATCAACAAGTTGAGTTAATTAAAGCACTTAGTCCTGCATCAAATGAACTTAATGAAAAGATTGCGGGATGGCAAGAGCAGATTAATAAAGGCAGTTTTGATAATATTGAAACATTGCAAGAGATTGCTGATAATGTTTCCGCATTATCTAGTGAGTATGATAATTTATCAGGAGCAATTTCTAATAATGAAGCAGCAATACTTCAACAAGAATTAGCAATAGCTTCTTCATATGACAGTTATAAAGATTTGAAAAAAGCTTATGAAGATGGAACTATTTCAGTAGAAGCTTTTAATACTGCTGCAACCAACCTTGATGCTGTTGAAGATATTAAAGATTTAGATACGGAAGAGCTTAGTGATTTTGCAGATTATTTACAGGAGATAAGCGATTCTGCGGAAGACCTCGCAGATGGTATGTCTGAGGACGCTGCTAAGATAGTGGCTAAGGGCATTATGAAGATGAATGACGCTATTGATGACCTTGCTAGTAATTGGGAAGATTGGTCTGGTATTTTACAAGAAAGTTCTGAGTCTAGTGAAGAATATGCTAGGACAATGGATGACACTCGTGAAGCTATGGCTGACTTACTTGATGTTAGTAAAGATTTTATTGATGACGACTTCGTTAAAGAACATTTAGAGGACATTACGCTTGCCGCAGATGGCGATGATGAAGCAATAGATCGATTAAAATCTGCTTTAACCGATTCTATTGTTGCAAGGATTGAAGTTGATAATCAATTAAACGAAGGAGAACTTCTTGCAGATGTTCAGAATCTTCAAGCTAAACTTGATGAATTGGGTCCTCTTGAAGCAGGGTTTGAAATTGATGATGATTCCGTTAAGGGCTTCCTTGATGCTTGTAATGATATGATTGCTGCAACAGGCATGACCACTGACCAAATTAACGCTTTATTTGATTCAATGGGATTTGAAGCGAATTTTGCTTCAGAACCCCAAGATGTATCTGCTACTCAGACTGTTTATACTAAAAAGCATACTGTTAGCGAGGAACAGACAAACGACAAAACAGGCGCTAAATCCTGGACAGAGAAAGAGGAAATAGTAGACGCTCAGGAAGTTCCTCTCCCTGCAACCGCACAAGCAATGGCTTTCTCTACGAATGGAAAAGTTCCAAAAATCAATAAACTCACTAAGAAGGCTACTGGGTCTTCTAATAACTATTCTTCTTCTAATGCTGGAGGTAAGTCCTCAGGAAAGAGCAGTGGTGGTGGTAGTGGCGGTAGCCCAAAAACTCCAGATAAGAAAGATCCTATTAAGGACCAGGCTGACCGTTATTATGATGTAAACAATGCAATTTCTAAGGTTAATCAACAACTTGAACGAAATGAACAAATTCAACAACGACTTGATTCAATGCAGGAGCATTACGCTGGTGAAACTTTAATTGCAAGCTTGAAACAAGAAAATAAGTTATTAAGTCAGAAGAACGAAGCATTAGATACTCAATATGAAAACTATAAAAAGTTATTTGAGATTCAAAGTCAAGAATTGGCTGAATTACAGAGTCAACTTGGCGGTATTTGGAATGGTAATGAACTTCAGAACTATTCACAATTATTCCAAGAGAATGTAGATAGATACAATGCAGCTATTGCAACTTATAATGCAATGTCCGCGGAACAGCAAGAAGAATCTGGCAAACAGATGATTGAAGATGCGGAAGAGGCTTATAAAACGTACAGCGAGGCTCTTAAGCGTTATCAAGACCTTTATTATAACGAAATGTACGAAACTGAAAATAAGCTCGCAGAAGTAAGACAACAACAACTTGAAAACCAATTAGCCATTATTGAGAATAATCTTCAGGCTTGGGAGACTGAAATCCAACTTAAGTTAGATACAACAGAAGCTGAAAGACAATTTAACGATTTCTTAAAAGATATAGAACAAGACTTTAGAAAGTTATACAAAGACTTGACAATTGATAGTGCGTTTGACACTAAGAATTTGGACACTTATGTTGATGATGTGGAAACCCGCATGAAACAAGTCCAAAACGTGATGGCTGAAATTAATAAGATGGAAGCTTCAAAGAATGCAAATGGTGAAGTTACTCTTGGAGACAATTTCTTGTTTGGTTCTATATCAGAGGCACAAGAGTATCTTAAGAAACTTCAAAATGAGTTGGTTGATGCTGGAAATAACCTTAATCAAATGTATCAGCAGGTTTGGGATAATTATATTGAAGGATTAGAACAAGCAGCTGACCACTTTAGTAATATAAATGATGAGTTTGAACATATAACAGATGGACTTGAATATGAAAAAGAATTAATCGAACTTATATATGGTGATGAAGCTTATGACTTGATGGATGAATATTACGAGGCTCAAAGTAAGAATATAAACGAACAGATTCAGTCTATTCGTACTCAAGCTGCATTTTGGGAAGACCAGTTCAATAAAGCATATCAAATGAATAAAGATGCTCATAATGTTGACCTCAATGATATGTCTACTTGGACAGAAGATATGCAAAAAGCATACGAAGAAATGATTTCTTCACAAAAGAAATTAAACGACCTTGTTCTTGAAGGTATTGAGAACTTACGTGATGAATATATTAACAACATAGCTAAGACATTAGAAGATATGGATAAAGCACTTTGGGGTATGAATTTCGATGATTTAAAAGAGGATTGGGATTATCTCCAAAACAAAGCGGATAAATATTTAGATGATGTTGAAGGCGCATATCAAATTCAGAATTTAGCAAACAAGATTGACACAAGCATTGCAGAGACTTCAAGTTTAAAAGCGCAACAGAAATTGATGGCATTAAGAGAGGACGAAATTAATTATCTAAGAGAAAAGGAAAACTTAACTCAAGATGATATTGATTTGGCGGAAGCTCGTTATCAAATTGCTCTTAAAGAAATTGCTTTGGAAGATGCTCAGAACAATAAGACTTCTATGAAGTTGAATAGAGATGAGAGTGGTAACTGGACATACCAATATGTAGCAGATGACAGTGATGTATTAAGTAAGCAGCAAGAATTACTTGATGCTTATAACAACCTTTATACTACTGCAGATAATGCTTACCAACACGCTATGGAGTTATCAATGGATACTTATGAAGAGTATAAAGAAAAGTTAACTGAAATAGCAGAAGATATAACACTTTCTGAAGAAGAAAAGTATATTAAGATGCAAGAACTTCGTGACACATATATGCCTGACATAACTGCCGCAATGGAGAATGCTAATCTTTACGAGCAAGAAACAATCTATGCAACAGGCGCTGTATTTTCAGAGGTTTGTGATCAAGATAAAGAAGCTTATGAATCTTTAACAGAGACTCAAAAAGAATTGGTTGATGCAGTGAAAGAACAGCATTTAATGGACTACGAAGAAATTAGAGAAGCAATCAAAAATAATTATGATGAGATTGGATTAAAAGCAGAAGAAACTTTTAAAGAAACTAATTTAAATTCTCAGACTGCGGCAGCCGACGTGATAGCGCAGTGGGATGGTGACAGCGATAGTGTTAAAGCAGGATTAAACGATGCCTTTAACAGTGTCATTGAATACACTCAAAATTTTGAAAAAGAGTTGCGAACTCTTGAAGAGGTTTCTGGCAAGACAATTGCTGATGCAGGTGGAGTGACATCTGACTTTAATAGTCTTGGTAAAGAGATTGATACAGTTGGACAAAAGACTGAAGATATGGCTAATAAAGCAACTTCAAGTCTTACTGTATTAAGAGGGTTTGTAAATGAAGTTGAAAATGCTTGGAATGGCGTCATTAGTAAAATCCGAGAAGCGACAAATAGTTTCCAAGAGTACATCGCAGTTACAACCGGAGCTACAGTTTCGGTTGCAGGAGATAGCTCTAACGACGGAGACTCTAGTAGTGGAAGTGCTGGTGGAGGAGACGGCTCTGGTGATGAGATAGGTTCTGTAGGAAATGCTGACATTGAAGGTATCGCTGGTAATATTTGGACATATGGTGAGTGGGGTGATAATCCTACACGTCATGCCATAATGAGACAGAAATTTGGCGATGCAGAAGGCGATAGAGTCTTCGATGCTGTTCAAGCTAAATTTGAGGCTGGTTATGGTTACAATGGAGGATTGGAACACGATTATGACTACTATAGAAACTACGGACCATCTGCATTCTACACAGGCGGATACACTGGTGAATGGGGTTCTGAAGGTCGAATTGGTATTCTCCATGAAAAAGAATTAGTATTAAATGCTAACGACACTCAAAACTTGTTAGAAACAATTAGAACTGTACAAAATATCACTGGCTTGAATAACTCAATTAGTTCTACTATTGCGGATTCTCTCGCTCAGATGGTTCTAAAATCTTTAGGATTTTCTAGTAAACAGTACGAGACTTCCGGCAATGATTCTACAAGTAATGTATTTAATATTGCTGCGGAATTCCCTAATGCGGATGACGTGCAAACTATCAGAGAAGCTATTTTAAGTCTTCCTAATATTGCTAGTCAATTTATCCACGAAAAATAAAATAAATTAAAAGCGGGGACCTGGACTACTCT